AGTCCTGAGTGGCCCACCAAATGGCATCATCGGAATTACTGTAAAATTCCTTAGCCTATCGGGAATTAAATAAGATAGGAGTGCACCGAACCAGCTTGTGCACAATGAGTGGACTGGTGACAGCTTGGAAAGACAAGCACATTATAATTTCTCCATGTAGCATAATGGTAGTGTGTGGGTCCGCAAAACCTTAAGGTATCGGTTCAAATCCGGTCATGGAGTCCAATTGCATAAATACGAAATAATGGAGGTCGAGCGGCATAGGTGACTGCGGCGGACTGTAAATCCGTGCCCAAAGGGCACCTGGTTCGAATCCAGGGATCTCCACCAATTACAAAGACTTATTAGGTGTGACTATGACGGAATTGGTAGACGTCCTCGATTGTGATTCGAGATTTTGTGGGTTCAAGTCCCACTAGTCACCCCTAATAAGTTTTAAATGCCCTATTAGTATAATGGTTATTACAATTGACTTGTAATCTTTAGATTTCGGTTCGATTCCGGAATGGGGCTCCAAATGTAGAAATGGTGCTAGGCGTGGCCCACGTTAAAAACAGAATACGCCCTTTATATTGCGGGATTAGTTTAATGATAGAACAGCAGATTTCCAATCTCCTAGTAAGGGTTTGATTCCCTTATCCCGCTCCAATCACTCTCCTAAGGTGACAACACTATAGCTCAATTAAATATTGAGCTTTTTTTTGTGTACAATCTGGAAAATTAGTGTATAATGGTACCATACTAACTTAAATGGGAATTATAATGAATAAGAAATTATCAAAAGAAGCCAAATTGAAACATGATTGGATGGACTTTAATAAACAATACAGAGGCCAACCAAAATTGAAAATGACGTTTGACGAATATACTAATTGGATTTTTGGTAAAACGCCTAAACCTAAAGCATCTAACAAAGCAATAATAGTTGGAAGACCTTGTTGGGCAACTAAAGATAATATACCATCATTGATAGGAAATTCTAAAGCTAGTCTAGGTAAAAATTCAATGGTAGAAAAAGTAACACAAGGAAAAATTACGGGCGATGCTGCAGAAAAAATTATTCGTAATTCCAAAAGAATAGGAATAGCATATAATAAGGGTAGTTATCAGTATATCACTGATGAAACAGATGCTAAAACTATTGGAAAAAAGATTTAAGGACATATATGTTGTGCATTTCAGATCAAATAGTTTCAATGGTTACACTCTTCTTCTCATCGTTTTTCATAATAATGTTATTAGGAGTTCAATCACAATTAGTCAAAAATAAGGAAGTACTGCCGTCATTCTGTACAGCATTAATGGTAGGTTCTTTACAATTATTCTTATACAAAGCAACACCAAATGCTGGACTAGCAGAATCTGCATGTTATATCATTGGAGGTGCTTTAGGATTAGTTTCATCAATCTATGTTCATAATCTATGGCTAAAAATAACCGGACAAACTGAAAAATAAAGTGTACATATTCACGGAACATGTATATAATAGACTCATACTAAATAAACTTGAAGAGGAACTACATCATGGCTACATATTATAAAGACGAAATATATGTCGGAAAATTTTCATACCCAAATGGCAAACAATCGCACATAATTCTTGCTTGTAAAGAAACTGAATATTCTGAAACTTGGAAAACTTGCATTGATAGACCATTGATACTAACAGGAACATTAGATGAAGAACGTCATTATGACTATCGTTTACCAACTATTGAAGAATGGGATTTCATTTTTGACACTCTTCCAGAAGAAGAATTTTCATTAGGAGCTCATTGGTCGAGTACTAAATACCTATATGACCAAATATGGGGAAGATCTACAATGGGAATTAGTTATGGACCAATGACAGAACTCCACATTTGTAGAAAAATTCGTACTGTTGATTTAGGAGCTGAATAATGAGAATTGAAGACTTTCCAGAAATTATTGAAGTTCAGGATTATTTTAGTGGTAATTATTTTACTGAACATAAAAATATTTTGTCCAATACTACTTATCGTGAACTTGAACCTAAAAGTGGTTACACCTTAACCATTAAGAACAATAATGATTATGAAGAACTAGTAAAAGAATCTAATTTATTTCAATTCTATCATGCAAACGAATATCTTGGAGCTTGGTCATATTATAAAGCACAATTGCCAATTTATATTGAAGGCAACTTTACCGATGTTCTATATGAAGATAAGATAAAATTCGAACAGGAATATGGCATCAAATTAGTAACTGGAGTTGTTGATCGATTCTATAGTGGAAATTATTGCAATGCTGGTAATGTGCAATTTCCATATCGCCTTTACATTTATGAAGATTATGAATTAGGAGACTACAAAAATGATTACTAATACTACGATGATTGCTGCCATTATTATCTTTACAATTATCATTATGGAATTTTACGATGACAACTTCCGTTGAGATTTACCCATATTGGGCTCGATATATAGCAAAGGATGCTGATGGACAATGGAACTGTTTTGAATATTCACCAACATATGATGGTATAAAATGGACTTCGCCATATAAGACAAAACGGATGAAAATTAAGAATGTTAACACCGTGGACCCGGAAAAATCTTATACGGTTCTACCTCAACGAGGAAGATGATATGAGTTTAGCGTTTTCAGATGACTATGACAGAGGAGCAAGAATGACTCAATTTGAATATGATCAGAAATATGTTTCAAAATTAAATGATGTAAAAGCATCGCAAACAGCTACTACTGGTGGAAGAAAATTTGATGGTGGTAAACCAGAGTTTGGTCTTATTCCACCATTAGCACTTACTGAAACTGCCAGAGTAATGACTTATGGTGCTCATAAATATGAACCTGATAACTGGATTCATGTACCAGATGCTAAACGCAGATATTTTAATGCTGCTCAAAGACACCAATGGGAATATCGTGAAGGTGAGGAATTAGATTCCGAATCTCAACTTCATCATATTGCTCATGCTATCTGCAATTTAATGTTCCTTTATGAACATGTAGTAAAATATTCAAAGGAATAATGTTTAAAATTTAAGCAAACTGTGATATAATATCATTTTATTAATTATGGAGTTATTATGAAACTTAGCAAAGACACGTTATCTGTATTAAAAAACTATAGTAGTATTAATCAAAATATTTTATTTTCTCCTGGAAATATTCTAAAAACCAGAACAATCCAAAACACTCTATTATCAACAGCAACAGTATCTGACACATTCCCTATTGAATTTGGCATTTACGATCTATCAGAGTTCCTTAGTGTATTATCATTATTTCAAAATCCTGAATTAGAATTTAATGAAAAATATGTTAAAATCTTTGAAGAAAATAATTCCATAAAATATTATGCTGCTGATGAATCGGTTCTTGAAGTTCCAAAAAAGGACATCAATTTTCCAGAAGCAGAGATTCAGTTGTTACTCACTGCTGAAAATTTATCACTTATCAGTAAAACTGCATCAGTATTAAAAGCGTCTGATGTGTCATTTGTTGGTCAAGATGGTCAAGTCAAAATTGTAGTTGCTGATAAGAAAAATGACACTTCAAATTCTTTTGAATTGGAACTTGGTAATACAGACTTAGAATTCAAAGTTAATGTTAAAGTTGACATGCTAAAATTTATCCCAGGAGAATATCAAGTTTCTATTTCTTCTAAAAGAGTATCAAGATTCTCTTCAACAACATCTGATTTAGTCTATTATGTCGGTATCGAGGCAGATTCTACTTTTAATATCTAATAGGAACTTTATATAATGAACACTATTGACAATCAATTCTTATGGGTAGAAAAATACCGTCCTCAAAATATAGAAGACTGCATTCTTCCTGAATCTCTCAAAACAACATTTAAAGAATTTGTAAGCAAATCACAACTTCCAAATTTTCTTTTATCAGGAACTGCTGGCGTTGGTAAAACAACAATAGCAAAAGCTCTATGTAATGAAATTGGTGCTGAATATATTGTCATTAATGGATCAGATGAAGGAAGATCCATTGAAGTATTAAGAGGTACTATTCGAAGTTTTGCTTCAACTGTATCTCTTACTGATTCTAAAAAGGTAATCATTATTGATGAAGCTGATTATATGAATCCCAATTCTGTCCAACCGGCTTTGCGTTCATTTATGGAAGAATTCTCTGCTAATTGCAGATTCATATTCACTTGTAATTTCAAAGATAGAATTATTGAACCACTTCACAGCAGATGCACATGCATTGAGTTTAAAATTTCTAATAAAGATAAACAATTAATAGCTGCATTATTCTTTAAAAGAGTAACACAAATCTTAAAATCAGAAAATGTTGAATTTGATGCTAAGGTTGTATCTGAATTGGTCATCAAACACTTTCCAGATTATAGAAGAATATTGAATGAACTTCAAAGGTATTCTGTATCAGGTAAAATTGACGTTGGATTATTAGTGAATCTTTCTGATGATAATTTTTCTAATCTTGTTAAATTATTAAAAGAAAAGAACTTCACTGAGGTTCGTAAATGGGTAAGCAGTAATACTGACTCGGAACCTAGTGAAATTTATAGAAAACTATATGACAAAGCAATTGACTATTTGGAACAACCTAGCATTCCTGAAATTGTTCTAATTCTTGGCGAATGGGGATATCGTAATGCATTTGCCATTGACCGTGAAATTAACACAATGGCATGTTTGACTGAAATTATGGCAACCTGTAGGTTTAAATAGGATATATTATGACTAAGCCATTTGAATTTGTTAATGCTATAAATTATACTAAGGAATACTTGTTTAATGACCCACAATCTGAAAAGGATTACAATTCATTTTTGGTAAATAGAAGTCTGTCATACTTTGTTGATACTATCATGTTTGCTTCAGAAATGAATAGGTATCCTCAATTGACAAACAAACAACAATTCGACTATTATATAAATATCATTGCAAGGAAAAAGCGTTTCTCGAAGTGGGCTGAAAAGGAATCAAAATCTGATAACTTAGATGCGGTCTGTTCATATTATGGATATTCTAAACAGAGAGGTAAAGATGTTTTGGATATGCTAAGCAGTGAACAGATCAAGTTCATAAAAGAGAAACAATATACAGGTGGTCGAAAATGATTGAAAACTATGACAACTTGACCGATAATATGTTAGAGATTGCCATACCTGAGCCAGACAGTTTTTTAAAAATAAAAGAAACTCTGTCACGTATTGGGGTTGCTTCAAAAAAGGACAATATATTATATCAGTCATGCCACATACTACACAAACAAGGAAGATATTATTTAGTTCATTTCAAAGAATTATTTGCTCTTGACGGAAAGGAATCTAATATTTCTCAAGATGATATCGAAAGAAGAAATGCAATTGCTATATTATTACAAGATTGGAATCTGTTAAAAGTTATTGATGCTAATAAAGTTATTAAGAGAGCTTCATTATCGTCTATTAAAATTTTAACATACCAAGAAAAATCAGAATGGACATTAACCCCGAAATATAATATTGGTGTTAGAAAACAATCCAAATAATGTTTACAATTCGTTATTTGTATGATATAATTATTTTTTATTAACAAACTGGAATATAATATGACACAACCTTTAGATGAAAATACTACAGAATTGAACATCGTCTTAACAATCACTGATGTAAATAAATTACTAGCAATTCTAGGCAAATATCCATTCGATGAAATTAATGCGTTAATTGGTAAAATTTATGCTCAAGGCGAGGCACAGATTAAAGAACTATTGCCGACAGAAGAGCCAACAGAATAAGTTGTTTGTTCTGATGGGGAACATTAAAACTCATCAAAAACAAATCACGTCTTCGGAGTGATTATTACTAAAATCTCGCTGAAAAGGAGAACATTATGTTAGCAAATCAATTAGTTCAATTCGATAAAGAACTCTTAAAATTCTTTGTAGGATTTGATACACATTCAGAAGCAATTAGAAAAGCCACTGAAAATCTTAAAAATCAGAAGTCTTATCCTCCGTATAATATTAAAACGGTTGGTGATAATTCTTACATAATTGAGATTGCTGTTGCTGGTTTTAGCCGTAATGATATTGATGTGGAACTTTATAACAGAACACTGACTGTGACTGGTAAATCCGCGGAACCAGATGATAGTGTTTACTTGTATAAAGGATTGGCATCAAGAGCATTTACTAGAACTTTTACAATTGCTGAAAATGTGGTAGTATCTGAAATTAAGTTAAACGATGGTATGTTGCGTATCTTTCTTGACCATATCATCCCAGAGGAACTTCGTCCTCGTAAACTTGAAATCAATACTTCCAATAATTTGTTGTTAGGTTAAATTTTATAGGGGGAATAGTTATCCCCCTTCTTTTTCTTTATGGATATATTATGACACAAACAATACTCGCATTTCGTTTATTATCAGGCGATGAAGTTATTTCTATCATTGCTTCAGAAACTGATACAACTTACGAACTAGAAAACCCCGCTCAAATTGCAACTCAAATGACAGAATCTGGCAAGATTGGTCTTATGATTGCCGCTTTCCAACCTTATGCAGAATCAAATATCACTCTTAATAAACATGCTA